TATCAATTAAATCAGTCAATCTAGTATCATTTTTTACTTGTGGAAGATCACAAAGATTAAATTGATTGTATGATGATACTGTAGTGATGTCTCCATCATCAGTTGAAGAATATTGACCACTTTCAAAAATAATTTTTATTTTTCTTTTTGGATCTCCAATATTAGTATTTCTTATTAATCTAGAATAATCACATATAGTGTCTCTTTGACCACTATCTAAAATATATCTGTTAGTAATATTTGTAGATCCATCTGCAAATTGTTGAATTATTCCTGTTATTCCACTTTCTTGAAATCTTATTCTCTCACCTATTTTAAATCTTAAATCATTTAAATGCACAAATCCCAAATTTAAACTATCAATAAATTCAGAATAAATTCCTATAGCACCACTTTCTTCACCAATAAACTCTTCACCAGAAAGTAAGTCGTCAACACGTCCAGTAGGACCATTTAACCCAATCATTGTTAATTGGGGTAGTACTGGATCTGAAATATCATTAGATTCAAAAACACCATAGACTTTTGTTACATCTGGAACTAATAAACACAAATCTCTATCTTGAACCCTTAGACCATATCCATAGTTTCCATATGTTAACCCATCATTTAATGTAGTTGAACCTATTCCAGATTGAGCATATTTTGATTTGTCAACTATTATTGAATTTACTTTTACTCTATTTTTAACTTTACTTTTTAAACTATTTTTTGTTAAAGTTGCTATTAATCTACCAGTACCAGAAGTAGTTTGTAAACCTTGTATTATTACTTCTTTACTACCTGGTGAGAACACAAATTTATCTGAAGATAGAGGTTCTACAACACCAGTAGAAGTGATCAAAATATATCTTTCTTCGTCAAATGGTAAAAATGTTTCTCCAGTATCTGCGGATATTGTATTTGTAGCATTTGCTGTAATAGATATGCTATATTCTTTTCTAATAGTTAAAGAAGATCCAGATAAATCAACATCAGCAATCCATTTTTTAGGTAAAGGTGTGTATAAAGTATTATCTAAAGATGATTGATATCTTGATCCTATAATTTCAAAATCTACTGGATTTATTTGTGAAGTTGGTAATCCACCATCATTAATTGATGTTACAGTATTAATACCAACAATAGTAATTGTATAGTCGCCAACTACAGATTGAACTTTAGCATATGTTTTAACCTGTGAATTAACTAAAGATGTATTTGTAAAAGATACTAAATCACCTACTTTTACTTTATTAGTAAATTCTAATGAATTTGAAGTTACTGTACAAATTCCTGGAGCAACTCCACTCTTTGGACTAATTGTAACTTGACCAAATGCTAACTTAGTAGATAACTTAGTATCAGCATTAAAGGTAACACCTGTACCAACTAAACTGTATAATGATTTTACATCATTTATTGAATATGTAATTACATTTGTAGTAATTCTGCTATTTTCAACACCATTAAAAATAAGTTTTTCACCAGTTAAAAATGTTCCTTTAGTATTATATGCTGTTAATATTCCAGTAGTAGTATTATATCTTAAATGACCAACTGCACCACTAGATGTTCCTTGAATGTATGTTGGTACAGTTAGGTTTACAGTTTCATTTAATGTGAATTCTGTGTATGTTTGAATATCAAATAAAGAAATATCCCATTCATTTAAATCCGAATTTACAGATGAATATGAACCAGTTTCTAGAGCATAATCATAAACTCTTGCAACACCAATTTCTTTACCAGATGCTATTGCCGAATTAATTCCTACTCTAGTATCTCTTAAACTAATAACTGAAGTTGTAAATCCAATTTTTGGCGCACCAAAAACTCTATTTAAAGTTAATGTTGGTCCAGTTGTATAATTAACGTCTTGCTGTATTAAAGTTTTTGTAGTTCTTGGTTTTTCATAATCTAAGTATGAAATTCCTGGGAATTCTACTTCATAACCTTTTACATATGCTTTTCCTGGTGATATTTTATAAACACCCAAATTTTCATTTGGTGTTTTTCCACCATATGTTAATTGGTTACTTTCAAAAATTCCTTGATTACCTTTTTTATCATTTAATGATTCATATGCACTAATTATAAAAGGTCTTACATAAAAATCACCAGATTGTTCATATGTTCTTCTTGCTAACTCATCACCAATTACATTATAAGTTGGATTTTCTTGGAGTTTTGATATAGATCCGCTTCTGACAACTAAAAGTTCTACAAAGTTTTCGTTTTTACTACTTTCTAAAGGTCTTTGTGATAAAATCGCAGTAATTTTTAACCTGTCTGCACCAGGAGCTGCGTAATTATTAAATCCTTTTGCATTATCTGTTAATGATGCATCTTGTGATGCTGATATAATTTCTTCTTTAATTTCTAAACCAATTCTAACAGATGGTGTTCTACTATAGGCATCTATAATTAAAGATTGTGCATCTACCTTAACAAAAGTTCCTCTAAGAAAATAAATACCTTCAGATAAGAATACTCCAGATCCAACAGATACTGCATTATTTACTGCTGTTGTTAAAACTGCCTGACCTTTTTGGAAAGATAAATTACTATCAACAATGTCATCATCTAATATTAAATTTTCTTGGTCTACAAATTGCTTTAATTGATCTGTTCCTTCCGAAATATAATTTATAAAAATAGAATAATATTCATTATTATTCTCCCATGGAGGATTTGCAAAAAATATCTTTGCCCTTACGTTAGATTTTTCACCTTTAACTATTCTATTGGTTAAACTAGAAATATAAGTTGTAACATCAATACCTAAAAAACTACTTTCAACATTTACACTAAAAAGTTCATTTGTATAATTTAATCTACCAGGAATTACTACCGAACCTTCTTTAAAGAAATGGTATCCAAATTTCTCAATCTGATCTTGTAGGGTTGATTGGAGTGTTGTTAACTCTCTTGCCTGAATAGGAAATCCAGGTTTAAACAAAATCTTATAATAATTTTTATTTGCGTCAAAATCATCAAAATATGGAGAGACATTTAAATTTAGTTCTTGTGGCATAATTCTTTAAAATTGCAAAATAACTTTGATGTCTTCTTTTTGGTTTACCGATCTTGTTATAGATGGTCTATTATCAACATATATTATGTTTCCAGAATATTTTTTTACTTCTGGATTTGATACACCATTTATAAAAGACTGTCCAAGGTAGTAAGTTCTATTATTTATGACGGTACTTATCCCTGGATTGCTCTGTGATCCAAATCCTTGATCAATATATAAATCTTTTGAACCACCAACTATTTTCAAACTACCTGACCCTGTTACAGTTGATGTAAATCTATTTAATTTATAACCATATTGTGGAGATGTATTTCTAGTTCCATCAGTATTAAATCCAACTAATGATCTATCTTGCCAATATTTCAAAACTCCAGTAGTTTGGTCATATGAAACTACTTTACCTATTGCAGTAACTCCAGTACCAATTGTTTGTGAAATTATGGTATTATTCTCAAATGTTGTAGTTTTGTAATCATTTTGATTTGGAGTTAATCCTTTTAATATTAAAGCATAAACACCACTTGCTTTACTATCATTAAGTATTGAAGAGGATTCGTATGATTGTGGATTTTCAATTATACCTATTCTGGATATTTTTGTACCAGTAATAAAGTCTGGATTTTGGTCATCATTTTCAATTCTACTATAAATCAAAACATTTGTTGCACCTAGTTCCCTATAGATATCATAACCATGCCCATTTGGCGGTGGAATGATAACATCAAACTGTGGTGTAACAGTACCCAAAGGAACGTTGCCAAGTTGCAAATCTACAGTGCCATAGGTATACCCAGTTCCACCATTAGTAATAGTTATAGATTCAACTTTCGAATCATTGTTTATAACAATGGTTGCTAATGCTCCTGTACCATCACCATTAATAGGAACATTTGTGTATGTAGTGTCTGGTGGACCAACTTCAAATCCACGATCCGTAATTGTAGCAACTTTTAACTGACCACTTGATGTAGCATTATTTTTAATTGATTGGTACTCTAAATTTGTGTCCCAGTCTATTGGAACAGGCATGAAATCTACAGATTCAAACTTAATAACATCTGAGGGTGAAATTGTATAAAGATATTTCCATATATAACCATCTCCACTAGTTCCTGCTGCTCTTGGTTCTAAATCTGTAAATTTAGGTTCATCTAGTGATGGTTTTCCGTCTGGATTTTCTGGATCTACACCATTATTCAAACAAATATAAACTCTATATTCACTATTTAAAACATAAAAGTTTGAATTATATAAACTAGTTTTATTTGATGGTTTTGACAAATTAGTTCTAGTTATATCATGGCGATACATGTCATATATTGTAGAAGATGCCCAAGAAATTTTTCTAATGACTGGTTTAATATCATTAGATGATATTTTTTTCAGTGCAATTAAAGTATCCCAATAATTATTTTCTTCATTCAAACTATCTTTTGGTGAGGGGGGATTTGCATCCCATACTGGTGATGAATCATATGGATTTGGTAATCCTAGAAATGCATAATATGAATTATCCGTTGAAGTGATTTCACTTATAAAATTCTTTACATTTCTTATTCTTAATTGATCCGTTATAATAGCAGACATTTTAAAAATTTTTTAGTTATTTATTAAAGATTATAAGTAGTTTTCATATGCTAAAGGATTTTTTCTCCTTATAATTGGATTTGTGGATATTCCCGCAAAATTATTAGTTTTTACTGTAAAAGATCTTGGTGTAGATCTATCAGTAAAATTAATTTTACCCCAACTGTATGCTGCATAATTTGATGTGGAAGCAATGCTAACCACGGAATTTATTCCGTTATATCTAGCAATTCTAGTCACTACTCTAATTACTGTAGATATTCCAATTGATGGTATTGATCTATTAACTTGAGAAGTACTGAAAACTTCATATACATTATCTATATTTTCTGTACCTATTCCTAATGTAGATCCACCTCTTGTTAATGATGTAACACCAAAACCAACGGATGAACTGGTAACTACAAAATAATCTCCAGTCTTTATACCACTCTTAGTTATTCCATGACCATCAGTAACTAAAGGCGAATTTTGTGGGATGTAAAAATCAAATACGAGACCAGTAGTTACACCAACACTAGTTGTACCTACACCAACAATTAATCCATAATCTCCTTCATAAGTTACATTAGAAACTTCCTCTATTACTGGTATTGGTGGTGCAATTAGTATATTTGGTCCTTTTATACCAGTTACTGCAAATACTAATGGAGATGCTAGTGTAGTTCTTCTGTAAGTAGTTGCTAATCCAACATTATCATAAGAATCTAGGAACACTAAATCATTTATCTTATAATTTGTTCCACCATTAGTAATATTTGTCGAAAATACCGTTTGATTTAGTGGATTTATTACTATAGTTGCAGTTGCACCTCTACCAAATCCAGTTAAAGTTTTTAATCTTGCATTTACAAATACATTATTAGATGTATCTAAAGGTGGATAACCAATACCTTGTTGATTAACAACTAATCCTGCTAGTGGTCCTGTTGTATAACCAAATCCAGGATTTGTGATTGTAAATGATGTTATTCTACCTCCAGAAATATTTGCAGTTGCTGATGCAATACCTGTTATACCTATACCTGGAGTTTCTATAGTTACTCTAGGGCTTGATGTATATCCTGATCCAGCATTAACAAGATTTAATGTTGATATTGTGCTAGCAATTGATACTGTAGCAGTTGCTATTCCAGAAGTTAATACATCATTTGAAATGATCTCAACAACTCTAGATTTACTTACTAAAATACCTTCTCTAGGATTATCAAATAAAGACTTAACTGAAGTTACATAAGCAAAAGTAGATCCAATACCAACATTACTCAATAAAGTGCATTGTGTATGAATATTTGGTTCATAGTATACTCTATCTTTACCAACTTCAATTTCATCAATGATCTTATCTTCAGTTTGTTTAATCCAGTTAATTGGTCTTTCTAAGAGTTCAGTATCACTAACTCCTTGTCCAGCATAAGTATTAGTTAAAACAGTATCTGCAGCATTAATATCTACTACAAGTCTTTGATCTTGATTTAGAGTTACATCAACGTCACTAAAAAATTGTACATTATCACCAATTTTTAATGTTTCTATTACATCAATCTCATTAACATCAATAGATTGTGTTCCAGTATACATCATTATTTTGCATGTATCTCCAGGAGTTGTGTATCCAGAAAGTCTTGGTTTTGGTGCTTCATTAAATCTAATGGTACTTCCACCATTGAATGTATATGATTCTCCAGGAACTTGTAAGATATCATTTATAAAAACTAAAAGATTATCTTGTAATTCAATTCCAGATGATCTTCTTGGGAAGAAAGATATTCTTTCACCATTTCTCAAAAGTGGGAATAATCTTCTTCTTCCATTAAAATACTGTTCAATATTATCAAGGACTAGAATATCACCAACACTCCATCCAGAAAACTTTGAATTAAATGTTTTATCTACAAATACTTTGAATTCTTCAAAAGCATATAAAGTGAAAGTTGATGCATCCGTAGGAATTCCAGTAGTTCCTCCAATAGGAACTGTTAGTATATCTCCTTGTCCATAACCGTATCCTAGATTTTTTAATTCAAAATTAATAACACTTGATCCCTGACCTACAGTTATGTCAACAGTAGCACCAGTTCCTATTCCTGATGGTGAAGAAGATGAATAGATTAAAGGAATATCTGTATAATTTAATGGTGGATCTATTACAACTTTTGGTGGATTTGATCTTGTATATCCAATTCCAGGATTTGTGATTACAACATTGGTTATCTTACCATTGGCAGCATTTGCATATCCAACATAGGTTATTTTTGGAGTTCCTGAGCTATAAGTTTGTACACCAACTCTAATATAAGTTTGTACACCAACTCTATATCCAGATCCAGAATTTCCAATCGCAACAGATTGAATAGTTCCTGCTGCAGAAACTATAGCAGTACCACCAGCACCAATAAGAGGTTGATATCTTAATCCACTTGATGAACCAACTGAAACAATAATGCCACCTCTAGGCACTGAAGATGCATTTATATCGTTAGTTTGGTTAAAGTTTGCTGGATTTCCTGTAAATGATATAATAGTTTGTCCAGAAGTTTCTGTTAATTTATAATCACCATTTATATTAGTTAATGGTGATCCCAGTCTTTGTGGACCTTGGAAGACATCATCTATTAATATAATTGCATTTGATGTACTAAATCCAGTAATATTATTTTTATTTTGTTTTAGTGTAAAATTAGTAGTTATTCCATTGAATGATTGTGATATGTCATCAAAAACATAGTTTGTATTGTATGCTTTCTCATATACGGAAGTAAATCCCTGTTTCAATGCCGATCTAATAAAAACTCTTCCGTCGAATCTAGTTGAAGTTGTTAGACCAACATAATCTACCTCACTTGGACCATTAGAAGTTGTTCCTATTGGAGATAAACCAGGAACTGCTTCGGAAAAATGTACAGAATTGTCTACAATATTATAAGATCCAGATAATTTAGTTACTAATGATCCACCAGAATGTATGCCTTGAGTTGTACCAACCCAATTCCTGAATACTGATAATGAATTTGTTGATGCCACACCAACTGATGTTACAAACATAATTTCATTATTAATTTTAATTAAATCACCAGTAAAAATTGATGATATTCCAGTTAATCTAAAAATAGTACTGCCAATACCAACAGAAGAAATAGTACTTGAAGTTACCGCTGTTGAAACTAATGGTGATTGTATTATACCATTTAAAGTTATTAATGCTCTTGTATTGGGATTTTTAGATTTAAATATATGTGTACTACCAATACCAACAGATGTTAGTGATAAAGGTATTGGATTGAAAAGTAAAGCATTTTCTGCAGATGATGCAAGTTGAATTCTTCTTGAATCAATTTTAATAACATAAACTGATGATGGTAATTTTGAAGTTGTTCCAACTCCAACAAAAAATGTGGTTCCTATTCCAATAGCATTAGCAGAACTATTATTAAATGGAACATATTCGATTTCTTCACCACTTACAAAGAAATGATTTGGTAGATATATTGTATTATCAGTTAGACCAACCACAGAACCTGTAGTAGCATTAAATTCAACAGCAAAAATAGGTTGATTTTTATAATATAAATCGAAAGATCTATTTACATCATTAAATTCTGAACTGATATCATCTATTTTTAAAACTCTATTACCTATAAATTCTAAGTAAGATTGTAAAAATGGACTATTAAATAAAATTTCATTTGAAACATATCTATTGTCTATAAGAATTGGTTTTTCTCTAGCAATATCAAAATCTTTATACAAATTAAAGTCAACTGTACTGTCTAAAGTTGCAATAGAACTAAGAGAAATCTGTTGTGCTGCACTAACTAATCCAACTCTATCTTCAGGATCAAATGCATAAGATTCTACCGAAAGATCGCTAAATTTTTTAAATCCTAACGTGTGGTTTAGATCACTTACAATTCCATCCCAATTTTCTAAGGAAACATTTGATTTTACTGAATATGAAAAATATTGATAATAATCATTGTCATGCAATCTTTGAAGACTATCTCCTAATAATCCAATATTATTAGTCCATCCTTTAGTTAAAATTGAGTTACCACCTATATTATGTTTGGTTTCAAAAACAACTATTTGAGATATTACACCACGGTTTTTTGTTGATTCACCAGTAACTAAATCCCCAACTTTGAATTCTTCTGTGGTATTAATTTTTAAATATTCATTTTTGAAGTCATATGATTGAGCAATACCTTCAACACCACTTTGAGAAATTATTTTTTCACCTGATATAAACCTATCTTTAATTAATTCAATTTCAAATATTGGAAAATATTTTTTAGGTGTAACTGTTCCAATTGATTCAAAAGTATCAAATACTCCAGGATTAGGATTTTTTAAATCTGAAATATTATAAGTTATAGTTGGGGTCTCTCCTCCAATATCAGGATTAACTTCAGTTAATGTGAATAGTTTATATCCATAATTTGATGAATTATATCCATTACCACCTTCTACAATATCAATATTCGTGTTTTCAATAATAACTTCATCTCCAACTTCAAAAGGAAATTCATCAATATTGCCATAACTTACAGCTAATCCTACTGTAACATTTTTTGTTGTTGAATTGTAAGCAATATCTTTTATTCTAGTTCCGTTCGGATTGTTTACTGGTAATATAATTGGAGTTATGTTATAAACACCAGTAGTATTTCTAATGATAGAAACATCATAGTCTCCTATTTCATATCTTAAATCTGCTTCCTCATTAACCCTACCAGTTAAACCATCTAATACAACTAATTGTGGGGGAACATAATAATTTACTCCAGGAGAAACTATTGAAATTCTTTTAAATTTAGATAGTGGTTCAATTTTAAAGATTTTAGGTAAAAGAGTTGATGGACTTAAAGTTTTATCTGTTGGATAATCAAATCCAATATCATTCAATTTGTATTTAAAAACTCTTCCAATGTTATCACTAAAGGGTAGTAATAATGAATCAGTACCAAGACCACTTCTTACTTTGACAACATTTGGTAACTTTTTATATCCAAAACCACCCGATTGAACATCTACTCTATTAATTTTACCGAATGCAGTTCTAGAACTTGTATGATATTCTAAAATTGCTTCATCTGAATTATATGAACTTTTTTCTGGTGAAATTTTTGACAAATATGTAAATGATAAAGAACCTATTCCAGATATTGAATAAATTCCATTGTATAGACTGTTAGAAACTCTGATTAAGTTGTTATTTACTATATTGAAGTCATCAGTTATAATTTGTTGTTTTGCTAAAGATATTCCATCAAAAAAGATAGGTGTTAATCTATAATAAAGATTTTGTGGAGTATTATCGTCTATTATTAGTGATACAGACGCATTGGGATCTACTCCAATCTTTCCTATTTTTCTTACAGTAAATAAATCACTTGCCGAGGTATAAAATTTATTCTTAAAATCTGAGTCTGTGTAAAAATCAAATGAAAACGCTGGTCTTCCAGAAGATGATAGAGATAAATCTGACAAATCAAAAATTACTGTAGAATTTTTATATGCTTCTAAACTTGGATTTACTAATGATAATGCACCGTCTGATGCTGGTAAAACTAAATTTACATAATCTAAATTTAAAACCTTATTTAAAGATTTATAGTATGTTTTTGATAATCTTATTCTATTTTCATCTAAAACAATTACATAATATAATTCATCATTCAGCAATCCTCCTGTAGGAGATTGTGAAGTATGCAATACTTTTTGACCAGTTTTGTACCCATGATTTTCTATTGTTATAATATCTTCATTCACGTCAACATTTAAAAATCCAAATGACTTTGGATTGAAAACCATTCTTCTAGTTGTATCGTTATATTGAACTACAACAGTTGTCTGTATTCCAGACTTAATATCCATTCTTATATTATCATTTACACTTAAACCATGATTTTGTGAAGTGGTTACTACTACTGATACTTTTTTAATATCCCCTGAAATTGTATTTGATAAATTCGTGGTGAATTTATGGTTAAATCCTGTACCATGATCAATAAATGATAATAAAACATTTTGATTTTGTGTACCCAATTCTACAAATCCACCAGTATTTGCCACACCAATTTGTACTGTTGAAATTCCTATAAGATCTTTTGAAATCTTAGCAACGTAAAATTGAGAATAATCACTAACTTGATAAGTAGTTGTTCCACTAGAGACAGTTATTGGTGTATTTCCAGAACTTGAATATGTAATTAGATCACCAGTACTTAAAGAATGATTTTTCAAATAAATGCTCTGGGTTGGTATTAATTTAGATGTTACACCATATCCAATATGAGAGAAGAAAATTGTTGTACCAATTCCCACTACAGTACCTTTACCCAAACTTTCCTTAGGATTAAAATAAATATCCGTATTTAAGTTAAAATTAATTGAAGTAGTATAACCAACATTTAACGTAAATTTCCTAGGAACTTCATTAAGAATAGATCCTTCACTATGCGCTAAACCAGTAGTTCCATCATATGATCTTAAAATTTTTACTTTTGCTTGAGATTGATCAATTTCTAATATTTTTACTTTTTCATTACCTATTTGGTAAATATCATTAACTTGAACTAAAGGATAGTTTAAACTACCTAAAACATCAATGAAAGTTGTAATACCAGTAAAAGATTGATCAGGTATATTTTTAGTTAAAATCAGTTTACTTGTTAATATACCAACTGAAAATGTATTAGATAATTCTAATTGATAATTATTTAAATTATCAATTGTTATTATATCATTTGGTTGTAAATTGTGAGTAATACTGCAGATTCCAAGAATAGTTCCCGTGTTTGAATATGGTATAAATTGTACAGTCTTTATCTTAACCTCTGATGATGCTATAGATACGATATCAGTCCCCGTAATTTCGGATACATTTGCAAAAGCATTTGATCCTCCAGATCCTTCATTGTCAAAAATAACTTCATCACCTACCTGATAATTTTTTCCAGGTGAAACTATCTTTAAACTTGTTAAAGATCCTGGCACTGCAATATCAATTCTATTAGATTCATTAGTTAATTTATTGGGTTCTAATGTTGAATAATATCCACTATTTTTGGATAATAATTTATAGTAGTAAGTATTTCTTAACCATCCAGTTGAGTTTATATCTATTTTTTCTTGAATAGAATTTTGGTTATAATTAAATGATATTAAATTAGATTTATAACTATCTCCAATAATGTATGGGAATGCTGGTTTTAAATAAGATCTGAAAGGTCCATCAGATTCTTCTGTAGGATTTATAGTTGTAAAATATGCATAAACTCCATCTGGAAATTCTGGAGTTTTACAATATCTACCGTTATAAATGTCTAAGTCACCATCACCATCATAAAAATAATCTTCAATAAAAAATCCAACAGGATATTGTGAAGGTCTTAATGCAGAATTAAGAATTCTATAACTAGATTGCATTCTCTTAACTGCTCCACCTTCAGGGTCAGCATATCCATATGGACCATATATTGGGTTACCATCATATGCCCAACCAATAATTGGAGAATGATATTTTATTAAAGACGTATCATTAGATAAGTCATCTCTGTATATTACCTCACCATTTACACCAATGGAAGATGAAAGAACAGATTCTCTAAATTTTCTTGGTGCATATGCATGGCAATACTCCAACTCATAATTTTTGTTAATAGCATTATAAATGATTCCATCATCACTTGTTATTTGACTTGTTGTGATAAGTCTTTCCACTAAGTTTATATTCCAAGATTTTATATAAGTTTCAAATTTTACACCAGATCCTGCAGAATACGCATATATAAACGTATTATTTTGTGTATAATTTGATCCAGATTTTCTAATAATTACGTCAACAATTCTTCCGTCTTCAATTACAGGTAAAATAGATGCCCCAGAACCATCACCAACAATACTAATATCTGGAATAGAATTGTACCCAGAACCAGAATTATTAATTAAAACATCAACAATTTTTCCATTAGAGATAATAGGAGATAAACTTGCATTTTCTCCATTTGTTACTGTAATTGATGGTTGTCTTCTATAATTAATAATTTCAGAATCTCCATAATTAATACCTTTAGATTTTAATGAGACTGATTTTATATCACCTCTAAAAATAGGTCTAATTTTTACAGAAGAATCTTGACCTGAAAAAGTAATAATACCAACAGGACTTTCAATTTTTACGGAAATTGGTTGGTAATTTAACTCGTGTAAACCAGCACCAATTGAAAGTAAATCTATACATAAATTATTATTAAAGTAATAATCACTAGCAATAGAACCAATTCCTATAGGAAATAATTTTATTTTATTACTGTCTATAACTTTTACATAATATTCTGAAGTTGATGATAGTCCAGATATTAAAATTTCACTTGAATTATAAGTAACTATTTCTTTATCAACATAACTATGATCTGGAATAGTTATAATATCAGTGTAAATATTTACATCTGATGGTTCAAAGAATAATTTTTTAGTACTATATCCAAAACCACCATCAATAACATCTATTGAAGAAATTATATTTTTTGGATTAAATGAAATAAATTTATGAATACCAGTACTATACGAAGTTAAATTGATCGTGTTTATACCAGAAACCGCACTTTCATATGTGGGATATAATTTTATTTGAGTTGAATTTAATGGGACAACAAAATAAACTGAATTATTTGTTAATCCTCCAATAGCAACTTGATTATCTGATGAGTAAATTACTTTTTCAAACGAATTAAATTTATGAAATGTTGTAAATCCTATGATATTATTTGATAAATCTACTAAACTTGATGATGAATATGCACTAAATTCAACTTCAGTATAGGTTGGTGAAATTTTACAAACTGCCTTTGCACCAGAACCATTTCCACCACTAATAGTAATTTTGGGTAAACCATTAGTGAAAGAATAATTATTTTCTAAAATTTGAATTGATTTTAACGAACCTGTTACATTGCATACTCCAGTTGCACCAATTCCAGTTGGATCGGTAATATTTAATAATGGTGGATTTATTACATCATAATTTGAATCACCTTCTGATGATACTATTATTTTTTCTATTGGACCATAATTAATAAAATCACCAGTTTTATAACTTAATAATTCGACACCATTTAATAACATACCAATTTGACCTGGATTGGTAGATGTTTTTATGCTCGAATCTATTGGTTGTACAAATTTTCTTATTAAACCTTGAGGTCTTATTGATTGATTTGCAAATTTTGTCAACTGTAATGTATTATCAGTTATTTCACCACTGACAAAAACAAAAATATTAGTATAAATGTTGGATCTACTGGTACTTAATTTTATGGTAGTATCATTTATTTTTTTAACATAATATGTACCTTCTGGAATATTTAATTTATTATTTTCACCTTCATTTGTATATGTAACAGAATCTCCAGTAAAAAATGGATGTTTTCCAATGATCATTTCATAACCATCAAAAAACCCACCAAATTTTACTGAAAAATCTTTAAATCTTAATGGAAGATTTAAATATGATGGTAATGATGGTGAAGCAACATAAACCTCATCAGTCCCATTTTTAGTGTCTATATAAACATTATGTACGTTTGATGATATTTCTTTAAGATATGGATATTCATTAGTATCAACTTTATTGATATTCTTAATAGCAACAAAATTTAAATTAGTGTTTATACTATCATTTAATTGAATATCAAAAGAATTTTTATCAGTTACCTTTATTACTAATGAAGTATATTCATTACCTGAATTATCTGCAATAGTAACACTATCACCCAAAACAATAGTGTTAGTATCTTTTGTTATTATTCTGTATCTAAAACCAGAAAGTTGCTGTACGGTCTGTACTTCAAAATAAGGAGTTGCATTGACATTCCATGAAGAACTCAACACATTTTGCCTACTAATGCCTAATGAAACTATATCAATTCTATCATTATTTTCATAAAAATAAGTACCATTAACATTAGGAATATCTGATAAAACACCAGTTATTCTGATTTTTATAATAATATCATTAAAATATCCATATGCAAAGAATGGTGAATATATTTCAGTCGCTCTGTGTAAAGCAACTACTCCAGTACACCCTAAAAATTGATTGGATGTTTTTGATGTATAATTTATTGTTATTGGATTATTCTTATCCAAATAAACAATTATTGATCCAGAATTTGGAAATCCAAATGTCGAATCTACATCCAAATACTTTTGATCATTTGTTGTTGGTGATGTTAAGTATGTTTTGGGGTGATATGAAAAGTCATCATCATTGATGCCTTCAGTATAATCTAAACTGATCTTATAATAAATTCTATTGTTTCTGAAAATTCTTTCTACATTCGTTACTGTACCTGTTGCTGAATTTATAATACCAGGGATTTCATCTTGATACAAAGTTAAATTAGTTAAATCTTCAGGTTCTCCTGATATTTTTTCCGCTATTATATCTCTAGTTATTCTATAGTCGGCATCAGATGCTTGTACTACGTAATCTCTTGGTTTGATTACTTTAGCACCAATACCAAAAATAGATTTAAATAAAATATCAAATGAAATATCAGATCCTTTTGTAGAATAAAAATCTTTTAATTTGTATAAAAGAGTTTTTTCATTTATAGATGGATAAAAATCAATACCTTCAAAACCTGGAGCAAAATGATACTTATATTTCTTAAAAAATTCTTTAAGAAATAAAGCATTTAGATTATAAACGATGTCACCAACTTTATGTTCTTCTGCTAAATTAGACTTTTCAAAAACTAACTGATCTTTTACTTCTGCCCTATAAGAAGTTATACCACTAAAAGATCTGGTGCATTCTTTGAATGAATTACTTGTTGAATACTTATATGATATTATTTCACCATTAATTTTTATTAATCCATTTTCTTTGGGGAAATCTTGTGTTGAAGATACAAATATTTCCGTGGAATTGAAAGTAACATCATTGTCTAATTTTGTATGGAAATTTATTTCCGCAATATTGTCTAATTTTATATACTGATCAATATTATTGAGAATATCTAACGGACCACCTTGATATTCTGATGAGTTATAGTATTCCTGTAAAAATTCTAAAATACGTGGAGATTCGTCAAATAAAAATTCTGGGATTTGACTTTTGATTAAATTTTTAGTTTTTATTCTAGAATTTAACATAATACTAATTTCTTATTAAATTTCCGTTTAAATAACTTGATGATACTATATATTGAGATCCAGAAACATCTCTTCCTGAAGAGATTGAATCTTCAATTAAGTCTAATTTTGATTTTGAGTTATCTAATTGTAAATATAAATCTTGTTTACCAATAATATCATTAGACTTTGGTATTGTAGAAAATTCAATAATATAGTTTCCACCAACTTGCTTTGAGTTAAGTATATTAATTGTTGTTATTCTTATTTCACCTTTAACATAATCTATTACACCAACATCAGTCCTCACTATAACAGGTTCTGATGAAGAACCTAGTTTAAATAAAAATAATCTTCCAGTTAATAAATCTTGGTTTGGAATATCACTAAAATATACAGTATCGCTTACTCCAGCAACATTAAATCCAGATGATTTTATATTATATCCTTTTTGGTTTTTAACATAAAATTCATTTCCAAAACATACCTCATATTCTGCAAATTTTCCTATTTCAATTCTTAAATCTCGCCTCATTGATATTTTTGTGATATTTGATGTTATAGAATCATCAGAATCATCTATTAATTTTAAAAACTTACTATATTTAAATCTTGAAGAATATCTATTTAATTCCGAGGACTTTGCATATTTAATTAAATTATCTAAAACTCTATTTCTTACCGTACTTGGAGATCTTGATAAGTTGGAGTTGTAATAAACTTGAGAATCATACTCAATATAAAGATATTTAAGATCTATAAATTCTGGTACAATACCAGCAACAGCATATTTTCTAAGTTTAAATTTTAAATTATCTTTTACATTATTTGGAATAAACGCACCATTTTTTGGTTTTACTGCAATAAAAACTTTACCAAATTTTGGTGGATCTAACTCTTCACCTCCAAATACAGATATAGATTCAACTTCTGGATAAATTAATGGCACTAATGCCTCATAGTCTGCTGAAGTAACTGCTCTATTTTGTGCAGCATATACTCTTGGGGCAAACTTTTTTATTGAAGAAACTTCTTCTATTGGTTTCCCACCACTAGATCCTTCTATAGTGGTTATGAATGGTGTTGGTACTTGTAACTCGTCTCCATTATTATCTACAAAAGATCCAGAAAATGTAAATTCTGATATACCATTAGAATTTGGACCAGAAGTTACTATGTAAGATGCTTCTATGAAATTCTTATCTTCTAAAGGAGTTCCAAAAGTACCATCACCAAATATTAATTCATATCTTTGATCACTTATTTCACTTAAAAAGAAAATTTTATCTGATGATTTTACTTCTGTTATATTATCTATAAAATTGAATATTCTTGTAACTGAACTTTGTATAGAATCTCTTACTAAAACTCTTATTGTAGAAGTGTCAATATTTGCATTATTTAAAACAAAATTCTGATTTTTATTTAAAGAATCAACGATAAAACTACTTGATATTAATGAACCTTCAAGAACTTCTATATTATTAAACGATGCGATCCCATTTATAACTGGAACTGTTATATCATCTGCTATAGAAAAAACGTAACTTTGTGCTCCAAATGATCTAGTTGTTGTACAAACTGGACCCTTTTTTAAAGTTACAGTAATCGCATTATCTGCTATCCCAATAACATCTATAAAGAATGATATCCTTGCCTTTGAACAAACTACCGATCTTGGTAAATAACCAACATGCTTTGCTAGAGAAACTACATTTTCTCTAAGTGTAGCGGAATCCAAAAATACCTCATTACTCAACATATTTGCATTATATGATGAGATATAAGTATTATATGCTAAAATATCGATTAAAATTGATAAGTTAGATCCTTCAAAATCGTAATCTGTGAATGTTGAATTAGATCTTAAATAATCTTTAATCGATGTTTTTATCTGTTCAAAATCTAGATTTGAAAAATTTACTAGTGACATTTATCTAGTTGGTAGTAATACAAAGGTTAGTTGTTGTGGTAAAGCATCAATTCCAACTATATTATAAAATATTGACACGTTGAATGAATTATTTACATAATCTGGAGTAACTTTAACATCAGTTAATCTCACTCTGGGTTCATAGTTTTGTATTGTGAGTTCTATTTCAGTCTTTAATAAATCTGCAGTAGATTTATCCATATTTTCAAAAAGAAGTCTTGAAACTCTAGATCCAAGATTTCTTTGAAAAAATCTTTCACCTCGATTAGTTAAAATCAAATTTCTTACAGAACGTGCAATAGCAGTTTCATTAGAAATTGAAGCAATATCTCTTGTTAATGGATTTAACAGAAAAGAATTACTAATATCTTTAAAACCCCTACTGACACGTTCCGTAGGCATGATTGTATATTATTATAATTTATACATTATTTATTATGTTAAATCCAGCGTTTTGTTGGAATTGGTTCAGTCCCATATTCCCAATCATCATAATCCTCATCATTTCTAATTTTTTGATGTATTTCATTTTGCATTTCAAAATTATGCTTCTTTGGTGTTGCATCATCATGATTAATTTCTCTAAGCATTCTGGATTTAAAAAATCCATGACCATGTGTAAAATGGGATCCTTCTACTGTAATTGGGTCTGCTTCCATATTTTCTATGGAATTGTAGTCAGTAACTAATTTAGTAGTTCCCCACATAGAATACATATAATCTTTGTCTCTATCTGGTTGTTTGTTCATTGTTTACTCTTAGTAGATTAACATAGAACTTTTTAAGGGGTTTCTATCCCTTAATAATATCACTTAAATTTTTTGCAAATTTATCTGAAGTTCTAACTCCATAATGAAACCCATCTCTTCCAAGATCTATTTTCTCTATTTTATGAATATATTCTCTACAAAGTTTATCAAATGATTGTTGAATAGTTTGTCTTATTTTTAATGGATAAGAATTAATTTCATCAGAAATTACTGAATGAATTATACGTACTTGACATTTAATTGCATGTTCTTCTACTTTTTTTACGCACTTTAAAGTATTTTTCAGGTTATCATGTAAATTTTTATGATGATTGTTTCGTTGATAATCTTCATTAGTATAAGGTGTAATTCTCCTTTCTTCATCAATTAAAGAAGTATCTAAAGATTCTTTTCTATCAAAATAACTCCAATGAACCACAATAGTAGTTGGATTTATTTCGTTTATAACATTAATAACTTTTCTAGCAATCCAATCATTGCTTGAACCATCCATACTTATATTAATAGTTCTTAATTTAAGATATTTTCCTAATTTTTTAACCCACATATGTTCATATGGACATCCTAAACCAAGAGTAAAACTATCACCAAAACACCAAACAGACCTTTGTAACATTTTATATGACATATCTGTAAGTTGGTCTGGCCATTCATCATCACGAAAACCTCTAGTATTAAATTTATAATTTACTTTATGTGGATAATGATTAAAATATGATTTAGATAAACATTCATCAAAACTATCTAAACCACTTTCTTCCCATTCCTGATTTACTCTGGTTGTTAAGATAAGGTCTGGTAAAATTTCGTGGGTCATATCATCTTCTTTTTTCGTAAACGTAAACTTTTTTGTCTCTATCTGGAAAATAATCTTTCTGTTCACCTATTCTATTTAAGTCACTTGTAATGCAATGTAATCCACCATCCCAAAAATATCTGTGCCTAAAATTAATTATATGTGGTGTTATACCATGCCTTTCAAAAGCATCAAAAACATTTTTATTATAACCATTACAAACTGCATTATGCTCATCTATAACTAAAATATTTACATCAAATACAGTTTCCTCGACATAGTAAACCCAATCATTTAACCAACTTTCAACAAAATCTGTAAAATCATCATTTAATTCTTCACCTGGAACCCACCATTTTCCTTTATTTTTCTCTTTTAACTTTAAAAAACCATCTACTTTCTGCCAACTTTCTCCTGGTAAAAATACGGTTTCCCATCCAGGAAAAGTTTGACTATGTATATTTAAACCATTAAGACTTAAAATTAATCCTGGTTTTACTGGACAGAATGATGCATCTGTATGTCCAGATACTTCTCTTACGATATGATTTCTGTATTCACTAAAATATTTTTTAATATTTCTAGATGTCATTACTAAATTGCTTTTTTCATGAACACTGCCATGTATTAAATCTTTACCAATTCTTGTAGTAACTGCAGTGTTTACTGAATTATCTAATATTACCTCATTACCACAATTACGAACATACTCTTTTACTGTTTTATATGAATCAAATTTTGGATTTGATGATGGGTGTGCCAGCGAAGATACTTTAAGAGTATTATAAAAGTCTAGTAAAAATACTTTTATTTCTTCTTTAGACATATTATTATTAATTTGATTTTCAGTGAAACCAAAATCAACAATAAGGTCTACAAAATCAGATCCACTAAATGTATTAGTATCCAATAAACGCTCAAATGTTTTCATTAATTTTCCAAATGATTCATCTGGAGCAAAAAATCTAGTACCAAACATGCCAGTATAATCTCTTGGGCACATTGGTGGTGGATAATATTTTTCTGATCTCTCATCCAGATAAAGATCGAAATCATCTGATACATCAGTTCTTATAATTTCTACACCAAATTTTTCTAGTAGAGTAATTAATTTTTGATAATCCTCTTCAGTTTCTATTGCAATTCGTTCCATTACAGAACGAACCTTAGAATTTTTAATAAAACTGTAGAATTCTGGTGGATAACTTCTTCCAACCAAGCAAACTTTTAATGGATCCCAATGTTGATAGACTGATAACATATTATTTTTTAAGTAAATGATAATCTTCTTGCAGTATTTCTTTCAAATAATCATCATCCCAATACTTATAATAGTCTGTCCCTAATAATTTTTGTCTAAATTTTGCTAATTTTTCTTTTGGTTGACATAAAATTAAGTTAAATCGACCATTATTTGTTTGAACACCACTAATATATGTATTTTTATCAGCAGTATCTTCAAAAAATTTATATTCTGGATATTCATTATTATAAAAAGAAACCCATTTTTGAATTTTTTCTAGTTCTAAGTCTTTCTCTACTATAAAAATAGCGACATCATACCCAGGAGCAGGTACAATATCGCTAGCAGAACACTCTTTTATGTAAGTTTTAGACTTAGAAGCAAATGGGCAAACTGAAAAATTACCTAGTTCAGGTCTTTTTTTAGATACATTACGGATCCAATGTTTGATATATGCTTCTTTTGTCCACATAAATGATTAACCTTTTCCTTGTCCTCGATAGGGCTTGCGAGCACCATTACGAGACGAAGCGGCGTACTTAGTTCCATTACCCTGTCCTTGTCGAGACTTTTTCGGAGGTCCAGGAATATAAGATTTTGCCTTATAAGAACCAGTAGAAGATTTAGCGGCCATCAGTCAATTTCCTCCATTTGAATATCATTAGGGTTAATTTTTTCATTTTCATAGAACTTTAAAGCAAGTTCATGAAGGGCATCTGCAGTTTGATCATAAGTTAAATTCTCAAAAACTCTCTGCCCCTTATATAAAACATTAAAACGTTTCATCAGATTACGCGAGTTTTCTCGTGACCAACTCTAATGCGTGGATCGCACCAAGTTTCCATACCTGCTTCTTTTGCATCGAGACAGAACGAAACGTCTTCTCCACACATATCTTGAACGTTACCAGATTCAAAGACTTGCATCTTAGGAGCGAACCAGGGGTATTCAAGACGCTCAAAGACACCCTTACGGATCATTACCCAACCAAATCCCGTGTAATCCACGGTAAAGGGTTTACGACGCTTAGAGATGCTCTCCACAGTTTCGTGATTCATTACACCACCATTACGGCGGAAATCTTCTTCATCTAACCAGTGAGCAACTGAAGTGGTGTGTCCATCTTCGGTTGCATACCATCCGCAAGCGATTTCTTTTTCGTCTCCTTCTGCTGGAACTGCAAGATCACACAGTTGCCAGAACTTTTCTGAGTTGAATACAATGTCATTATCAATCCAGAGTTGATAATCATATTGCAGTTTTCCATCCCAAGGTACTTGATTAGGACCACGGAGAACATTTGCACCTAAACACTTACAACGTGCAAAGTTAACCATGGATGAATAGTCTTGGGAGATCTGAATACTCATCTGATTTTGTACCATGTCAAAGCATAATTGTACAAAACTCTTTAGGAATGCATAAGAGCACCCACGACCAGGTAAGCAGAATACAATCGACTTACCACGCATTCTTTCTTTAATTGCTTCATAATCCCACTCCTCTGCTGGTTTCGTTGGAGCAGTGGCTTTAACAGTAAATCCTTTTGCCATAAGTTGAAATAACCTTCAATGTCAATTTTATCGTTCTATTTAGCGTTTGTCAATAGGAGGAATTCTGAGAAATTTCGGGGTTTTGTTCCAATTCCTCATACTCATATCCTTCTTTTTCTCCAGTGAGATGGTTCCACTTCACTCTGAATTCTTCCTCAGATAAACATGGAGATACACACTGATTCTTCTTATCATAAATGTGATAAATTTTTTCCATATTAGTATCATCTACTACTAACAACATTATATAGCATTGCTAGTGCAAAACCAATAGGCAGGAAAACCACCTTCGGATAACGGATAACCCAACCTGCAAGAACCACACGCCAAAAATTCCAATAAGGTTTTGGACGACCCTTATAACCATATGCAGAGGCGTTCATAGATGATCTCAAAAACTTTCTCATAACCATTTAAAAATAAAATCTTAGCAGTTTCTC